AGGAATATGCCATAAGGAAGAATAGAAGTACACTTAATCCCGGATTCACAGAGGCTATTACAGCACAGACCTCTAAGCCATTCTCTAAGGAAGTTACTATAGAGAATTACGAGAGCTTATCAAAAGAGGTTAAGGCTATACTAAAGAACCTTGATGGTCATGGCAAGAGCATTACAGAGCTTGGCAAGGATATATTTGCAGGTTGTGCATCATATAAGGATGGCTTCACATTTACAGACTTTGTATCGAGAGAAGATACTCTTGATGACGGTGGTAGAAGTAAGAGTGATGATACGGTTGATTTAACGAGAACATTTACATTCTTTATTCCAAGGCCATCATTATTTAACTGGGATTTTGATGACGAGGGTAATTACTCTGAGATCAGATTTAAGACCAGTGAAGTTAGAGCTAATGGCAAGTTTGGAAAAGACCAAGTTAAGGTTATCTACAGATGGACTAAGAGTGTATGGGAAAAGTACATTGAGGTTTCTGGCGATGATTGTGACGACAGATTTATTGCTGATTCTGGATCAAGAAATTGGGAGCTAGTTAAGCATGGCGTCAATACTCTCGGTGTAATCCCTATAGAGGCTACAGATTTTGGCCCCGTTTGGCCAAATATAGACCTAGCTTATACAGTGTTGGAGCATTACCAAGACAATTCAGACCAGAAGAATATTGTTAGGTTTGCTAGAACTGGCTTATGGTATGCAGCAGGATTTGAAGAGGATGAGTTAGATGGCTTTGCTGTTGGCTCTAATAAGCTAATACACTCAGCAGACCCAGATTCAAGCCTCTCAGTCGTCGAACATAGTGGAAGTGCAGTTGGTATAGGTAGAGCTGAGTTAGAGATCTTAGAGAGGCGTATACAGGCTTTAGTGCTTAAACCGATCGTTACACGTACTTCTGGAGACGTAACAGCAACGGAAGTTATACAAACTAATGCTAATGCCTCTTCTGATATTAGAGCATGGGGATTGATTACAGGAAAGGCTCTCACCAATATTATTGAGTGGATACATATTTGGCTTAAGAAGGACATGCCAGAGGGTGTTAGGGTTATAGTCTATGATGACTATGTTATAGAAGGTTCTAGTGCAGATAACGATTTCTTGCTACAGACTTTCATGGCAGGTGGAATAAGTCATGAGACGTTCCTTAGCGAGATCAAGAGACGTGGCACTATTGATAATAGAATTGATATTGAGGCTGAAGTTAAGACTGCCAAGAAGGAAGCTATAGAGAAGGCTGAGGCAACAGCTAAGTTGCAGGAGCCTAAAGTACCAGTTGATAATAAACTTAAAACTGATTAGAATTATATAGTAATTGTGTTATATTGTCCCTTGTAGCAAGAGGCTACTAACGAGATGTTAAATAAGGAATACAAGAATGGCGTTTAAAGCATATTTAGAAAGTTTAGAAGGTTTAGAAGAAGGTCAAGATACGTTATATAAAGCTAGAGATGGAGGTGGCTTTGTTCTGGACGTGGAGGATGTTCAATTGGAAGACGGTAAAGCATTTGGTCTAGCAGACTATGGTGGGTTAAAGAAGGCTCTTGGTAGTGAAAGAGCTTCTGCGGCAGAAGCCAAGGCTGCGTTAAAGGCATTTGATGGAGTTGATTTAGACGCTCTCAATGCTGCTGCTGAGTTTCAGTCTAAGTATAAAGGCAAGACAGATGATGACTTTGAGTCTAAATTGGCTGAGTTACAGCTTGGCTTTGAAGAGAAGCTAAAGCTCAGTTCAGATAAGATGACTGAAGCTCTCACAGCTAAAGATAACGCTATGAAGGGATCTATTGTTGAGCGAGTCATGGCTAAACATAAAGATAAGATTATGGGAAGTGAAGTCCTTGAGGGTATATTGAGGAGTCACTTAACAGAGCGAATGGGCTTAGATGAAAATGGCAACCATTTTATTACCGACGATAATGGAAATCCACAGCAGTCTGGAAGATCTGACAGCTTAGGTAATAAGGACGTTGAGGAATATTTTGGTGCTATGCAAGAGAATACAGCCAAGTGGGGTGCATTCTTTAAGCCTAACGACAATTCTGGTTCTGGTGGAACTGATATAAAGCCCGTTAATACTGGTAAGATGACGAAGGATGAATATTCTACGGCAACACCAGATGCTAGGCAGACGTTCTATATGGCTAATCAGTCATATTGTGACTCAAACGGCTATAACGACTAATACCCGACAAGGCAGGGCGGCTCATTAATTTGGGTCGCCCTTTTTTATTTCCACCTTAGACATTTCATATATAAAATATTATTTCAGAAATTAATTAGCATTTGTAAAATTACATGCTATTTATATATATAACGGGCGAGATGCCTATCCTGTCTTGGGTAACAAGCCCCAAATCTCTCCGATTTAAAAACCAAAAAGGTTATATTATATGTCCACAATGAGAATCTCAGACGTGTTTGTTCCTCAAGCACAGCGTAAATATATTCAAGAAAGATCAACTACTCTATCAGCTTTTTGGAAGTCTGGTATTGTTGGTGGAAATGATTTTATTGCTAAGGCGTTGGCCAATGTTGGTGGTAACACTTTCAAGATGCCATTTAATAAGTCTATTGAAGACGACGTTGCTGAAGATGGTGATGACGATCCTTCCAATCTACTTGTTCCTGCGAAGCTAGCTACTGGCACAGCGCAAGCTTGTCGTCAAGCAAAAGCTAAGTCTTGGTCACAAATGGAACTTGCTTCTCTTTTGGCTCAGAATAATCCTACTGAAGCTGTAGCTAATATGCTTGCTAGTTTCTGGACTAATAACTATCAGAGCCTTCTATTGTCTGCTCTTATTGGTGTATATGCCGATAATGATGCTAATTACGCTAGCGATATGACTCACAACATTTATAGTGATGTTGCTTCTGGTTCATTGACTGCTGCTAACTTAGTATCTTCTGATGCTATCATCGAAGCACAGCACACTATGGGCGATCATTCAAGCGCACTTGGTGCTATTGCAATGCACTCTGATGTTCGTAAAGAGCTTAAGCTGCAAGAGCCTAATAGCTTCATTCCTGCCTCTGAGTCTAATATTGGCTTTGAGACTTATCAGGGTCTAGTTATTGTTGAAGATGACGGCATGACTGTTACTGCTGGATCTAACTCACCGTCTTACAGCACTTACCTATTTGGTGCAGGCGCAATTGCTTATGAGAATGACAATAACATCGTCCTTCCTGAGACAATTGATCGTGTTGAAGCTTCTGGTAATGGTATGGGCGAAGAGATCCTACACACTCGTAGATCATTTGTCTTCCACCCACAAGGCTTTGAAATGACTGAAGCAACTGCTAACACACCAGTAACTAAGACTAACTTAGAAACTGCTGCTCGTTGGGATCGTGTTGCTGCTAGCCGTAAGCAAGTTAAGATTGCTAGACTTCTGTCTAACGGTTAATAAACTATTTAGGGCGCTGACAGCATACGTCAGCGCCCTTTTTTTTGGAGAAATTTTATGTCAGATAAGAAAAAAGTTATCAAGAAAGAAGAAGTAAAGCCAGTAGTCAAAAGCGGGCTTGTACAAATGAAGCAAGAAGAGTCTCTAAGAGCAGTTAAGGCACGTATGTCTGCACAGCGCACAGTTAAGCGCCAGACGGTTAAAGCTATAGCTAAACGTGTAGAGCAGATTTTAGTCAACTGTCGTCGTGGTAAGGTTAATCCTTGGGATGATAAATATTTGGCGTTATATGAAGAAGAGATAAATTCGAGAAAGAAATAAGAGAGGCTTGCTATGGCTAGGAATGGTTTCAAGAATGGTAGACCTCGTGGCCGTAGATCTGGGCCTGCTAGAATAGTTAAACAGAATCTTTTGCGTAAGGTGTCTAGTATATTTAGACTGCCAATGTTTACGAGTGGTAGTAGTGGATCGTCATTTAGTGGCCCATTGACTTGTGACTCGACATTGTTCACTTGCGACAGTACTTTAATTACATGTGACCAAACGGAGGTCTAAGATGGCTATAGATTTAATTAGCGTAGGATCATCCGATAATGATGGTACTGGCGATACATTACGGGCAGGATTGACTAAGGCTAATGGTATGTTTACTGAGCTTTATGGAGCAACCACCCAGACTGTAAACTTCGTAGCAACAGATACAGCGACAGAGATACAAGCGTTGATTGATGCAGTTCCTAGATATATTCCATTTGGTGCCACGGTTACTTTTCAGTTTGCGGATGGAACATATACTTTGGATACGTCGCTTACATGGTCGGGCTTTTATGGAGGAGGCACGCTTCATATATATGGAAACTCAGCCAACAATACTTTAAGTACAACAAAAAGTGTGGATTTAGACTTCAATAATGACACTAAGGGGATTGAGATTAATCAATGTACCTGTCTATGGGACGTTAGGTATATGCAGATAGAAGTGGATGACGGGAATAGAGGAGTCGCTGTGCAGCAGTCTGGAGTAAATGGAGTCGTG